TGGGAAAAGTATCGTACAGCATTGTCTAAATTAGATCATGCACTGGATGAAAATGAACAACTCAAAGGTCAACTTGAAATTGATTTTACTATGCCAAAAGACATCAAAGAACTAGAGAAACGCATCGAAGAAAAAATGAAAGAGCATGGCAAAGAATAATCCAGAAATAATCATTGATGAAATATTAAAAAAATATAAATTAGCCTTAGAAAGGTTAGAGTGGGCTCTTGACGAATTAAATAAAAAACCAAAAGAAACTTTTATTGACCGTGAAACAATAGTTGAAAAAGAAGTAATTGTTGAAGTAGACCCACAAGAAACCAAAGCACAGTTTGGTACAGCGTTTCCTACGTACGATATTTGGAAAGGCGACATGTATAGAAGAATAGATCAAATACCACATACAACATTTAAATGGAATGGAGTTATGTGGATGCAAATTGACAATATGAAAACTGATAGATATGCTAATACACCTGAATATGTTAGATATGTAGGTGAAAAGATTCAATCAGGACAATATGATATAGACTATCTTAATCCAGCAGAACAAGATGCTGTTATGCGTAAATTTAGTAATCAAATAAAATCGTTTATCAATAGAAAGAAAGGCCTATGACCAGATTTATTACATATCCAGATATAGTAGACAAAGAATCAAATCATACAGTTACAATCATTGACGCCACAGTTAACGAAATTGAAGACCTAGCATTTTTCTGCAAGGTCTGTGAAAAAGACTATGATGTTTACTTATACAAACAGGATCTTGATGATCTCAATTGGTTAGGTCAAATTGCCATAAACTCAGACAAAATCCTAGTCAATGACGAAAGCACAGTAAAAGTACCAAATAACAACATTGAACTTTTTGGTAAATTTAGACAAATAAAATCACCTATAGACTATTTTCAAAAGGTTGACTCTTAGACTGTTTGGTGTTATAATTATAGAATAATAATAGTATATAAATACTAGACAGATAATTTTTTAGGTGAGGAAACATATTGGCATACGATAATAATGATCAGCGTAAACTATCAGGTTCAGTGGTTTATGTCAGAAATGACAATGTAGAGCAGGCTATACGTAAATTTAAAAAGAAAATCCAGAACAACGGATTAATGTTAGATCTACGTGCAAAAGAATTTTATGAAAAGCCTACAGCAGTACGTAAGCGTAAAAAAGCACAGGCTAAAGCACGTTGGCGTAAACAGTTACAGAGTCAACAACTACCTAAAAAATTATACTAATTCATCACCTAAGGTGATAAATAATTTTGTAGAACGCCGTAAGGGTTTTACAAATTTAGGGCATGGTGCCCACAATATTAATCTTGCTTAATAAAGGAGAATTAAGATGAAAGAAGTATATCTCAATAGTTTGGACATTCCAAGCATCAGTAGATTCGCTGTTGGATTTGATCGTATGTTTAATGATCTAAGTCGTACAGCAGGTACCCTAAACGGTACAAATTATCCCCCATACAATATTATTAAATCAGCGGAAAACACCTATACCATTGAAATAGCAGTGGCTGGCTTTGAAGAAAGCGAAATGGATGTAGAAGTAAAAGAAGGTGAATTAATAGTAAAAGGTGAAAAACAATCTAAAGAAGAAACGGAAGTAGAATACCTACATCAAGGTATTGCTAATCGTAACTTCGTAAGAACTTTTGCTCTAGCAGAAAATGTAGAAGTACAGGGTGCTAGTGTAAAAAATGGCGTACTGGCAATTACAGTTGAACATATTGTTCCTGAAAGTGCTAAGCCAAAAAAGATTGCTATTACTTTTCAGAAGTAGTATAATAAGTAATATAGGGGGACGAAAACAGTCCCCCATATTCAACAACGAACAATAAAGGATATTCATGGCGGAGCCTAAAGTAGACACTAACATAGAAGTTACGAAAAAACCAAGACTAGATGTTACAGAACCATCAATGTATAATGTTATATACATCAATGATGATGTTACTACTATGGAATTTGTTGTTGATAGTTTGATTGAAATTTTTCAATATGATCATCCTAGAGCCGCTGAAATAACCGCAGTAATTCATGATGAAGGCTCTGCAATAGTAGCAACACTACCATATGAAATTGCAGAACAAAAAGGTGTTGAAGTTACTGTTATGGCTAGAGACGCAGGATTTCCATTACAGGTCAAATTGGAAATAGCAGACGAAAGTTAATGATTAATTACGGTATGTGTTACGTAGATCCTAACAATAAAAGGATATGGGTAAACATACATAAAAACGCATCAACATCAATGAAAGCACTTTGTCAAAAACTTGGTTGGCAGTTAGATTGGTTCAACAAAAACATCAAACTAAAGGACTACGAGGCTTTGGTGATTACTAGAGATCCAATTGAAAGATGGATCAGTGGATTTTGTCAATATTATCACGGTAAAGATATTAACAAACTAGATTCTAGTATTTTTGACACTATTACATTTGATCATCACACAGGATACCAATGGGATTATGTTAAAGAATTATCAAACATTATAAAGATACCAATGGACGATAACTTTGATAACAATGTCAAAACACATTTTGGGCAAATACCTATTAAAGATAATACTGCCAGTGAAAGCAATAAAAAACAAATTATTAAGAAGCGTTTGTTAGAAATACTAGATTGTAATCAACTAAAAGAACATTTCAAAAAGGACATTGAATTCGTATATGATATTCAATAAAATAAAAGAACTCAAAGCACAAGGTTTAAAAATTGGTATAACATTTAGTACATTTGATCTGCTACACGCAGGTCATATTGCTATGTTGAGTGAAGCCAAAAATCACTGTGATTATCTTATTGCAGGCCTACAAACAGATCCTACCTTGGATCGTGCAACTAAAAATTCACCAGTTCAATCAATAGTTGAACGCCAAATCCAACTACAGGCTACACGTTATGTAGATGAAATTGTGGTTTACCAAACTGAAAAAGATTTGGAAGATATCTTGCTTTCTATGCCAATTGATGTTAGAATATTAGGAGTAGAGTATGAAAATAGAGACTTTACTGGTAAAGATATTTGTAACAAAAGAGGCATTGAATTAATTTATAATGGTAGAGACCATTCATTTAGTTCAAGCAGTTTACGTAAACGAGTAGCAGAAGCAGAAAGCAAATAATTTATGGATATAATGTTAGATTTAGAAACACTGAGCACCCGCCCAGATGCTACTATTCTCACATTTGGTGCTTGTAAGTTTGACCCTTACACACAATCAGACATAGACAAAGGCATATACTTTCGTATTAACGTAGATGAACAAACTGAACTAGGACGTCACGTAGATGACAACACTGTTGAATGGTGGGGACGTCAGGCAGAGGATGTCCGTGAAGAAGCCTTAGGTGATGGCGATCGTATTTCACTAGAACAGTTTACTCAAGAATTAAATAGATTTATAGTGGGTGCTAATAACATTTGGGCACAGGGTCCTGTGTTTGATATTGTGATATTAGAAAACCTATATAGACAACTAGGTAAACCATGTCCGTGGCAGTTTTGGCAAATTAGAGACAGCCGTACCTTATTAAGCACACATGGTGATCCAAGAGAAAAGAACAAAGCAGGACTACACAATGCCTTAGAAGACTGTGTTAGTCAAGCACAAGCAGTGCAATACATATTCAAGCAGTGCGGAATAACGGAGAGAAGATAATGCAGATTATATTTGGTGACGAAGTAGCAAACAGTCTTAGAGAAAGATACACAGTATTAGAATTAGAAGCATTACCAGGTCCTGAAGGTAATTTAGTTACTGCCTATTGTGTTATTCCTGCTGAAAAAATTCCTATCCATGAACTAGAAAAATTAGAAAGTTGGAAAAAATTACATGAAGATTTCCTACACGGATATCATACTCAGCAATGGAAATACTGTCGTGATGCTATGGAGCACCTAAGAGGAAAGTTTGGTGGCGAAATGGACACATTCTACGATGAAATAGAAAATCGTATTAATCTAGCAGAAGAAAAAACAGCAACAGAATAACGTCATATAATTTTGTAGTCCTATGCTTTAAATACTAGTATAAATAGTGGAGCAGACAGACTATGAAATACCTAGCAGTATTTCTTGTATTCCTTGTAACAACAGTAACAGCCGAGCCATTGGGTTTTCAATTTAAAAGTCCAAGTTTTAATGGTAACGGCTACTCCGCACACGTGCTAACAATAGAAAACCAAGAGCATTCACGTAAGCAAGAAATCAAAGACAAGATTGAAGCCGAGTTAGAGAAACAGAAGCGTGAAGCAGAAGA